TCAGTAAAGAGAATGAGAGATCAAAGTGGTCATTTTAATTGAGCTGGATAACGGACATTTCAATTGAGCCTTGACAAGCGAAATGGCACTCGTTAGCGATTCAGCGTGAAGCGGTTATTTGTTGCGGTTTACTGGCTGGAAGTGGTGAAAACGGACTGCATAAATCGTGCATAAAACAGGGCGGTTTTTGCATAGCGGTTTTAACCGATGAACGCCCTGTTTTTGCGAGTTTTCATGGTGCCAGGCGCTTAGAACGCCAGGCGTAAACGAATCGCCGTGATGTGACCTGTGCTGGCAGTTCGGAGCGTGGGCGCTGTGTGACGTAGCACCAGAAATCTATCAGCGCTTCGCCTGTGTGGTGGTTCGGTGCTGCGCCCTGCTTCCAGCCGATGATAGCAGACTTCGACACGTCGAGCTCTCTGGCAATCTCCTGCAGGGGAATGCCGCTGCGCGTGATGTCGTTAATCACCCGGAACCAGTCTGTTTTGAACGTCGCGACAACTGGCATAGGTCACCCCCCAAAACGCGCGCACGCGCGAGCATAGAGAGCGATTTTATTGAGCTTCTGGCGCTCGTTAATCGCCGTGGTGGAATCAAATCGTGTTTGCATATCGCTACTCGCAAAAAATTACATGTTCGGCGTGTTACCACCTGTTACCACTGTTACCGCCTTTCTCTAACCTTTCCCCAAATCGACTTATATATATATGGGGTTTCTAGTAAATAGGTGGTAACAGTGGTAACAGTGGTAACATTCATTAATTTTCAATTAGTTAAATTGTTACCACCTCAGTTTTAAGGTGGTAACAGGTGGTTACGCTCGCTGCCAAACCTTCATTAATTTGCCTTCAACGCGTCGAGTAACTCGCGAATAACCGCAATTTTGCAAAACATTGCTAATTCGCATTTCTTCGCGTTTTCCGATGTGACTTGGATTTAAGCCAATCGCATCGCGCAGAACGTCGCTAGCGCGTAAAAATTCGCAATTTCGCGGAATGTCGTTAGTCATCAGGTCAGGCGTGTCGAGCCATTTCTCGACCGTTTCGAGCCACGCGTCCTTAATGGTGTACTGCTCGTGGACACTCGCACCGAGCCGCTCAGCATCGCGGAACTGGATGCCACCGAGGCGCTTAAACGTCTCGCGGGACTCAGCCCACAACAAAAGCAGGTCTGTTTTTATCGCTTTCACGTCGACTTTCGACACCTCAACGGGCAACCACCGGCGGTTACCGGTTTTGTCAGCGAGGAATTCGTCCTCGTTGGTGGTGCCGACGAACACCAGGCGACGCGGGAACTGGGTAGCGAACTCCCGGTATTTAGGGATCCAGTTCTCGTGAGTGCGTGTTACGAATGCTTTGATGGATTCGAGCTCTTTGGTATTGAGGCCGCGAAGCTCGCCAATCTCAGCCACCAGACGCCCGCGCATCTTGCGTGCGAGGTCGTCGTCTTTCTCAGCGAATGAGATCTCGGTGAAGAACGCCGGGTCGGGGCTCAGCGCTTCCACGCCGGAGGATTTACCGCAGCCCTGAGGACCGACGAGGATCGGCACCATATCGGCTTTAACGCCGGGCTCCAGCACCCTGCCCGCCAGCGCCGTCCACATGTACATGGACACCGCGCGGGTGTATGGCGTGTCGGCGGTACCGAAGTGCGTATGGTAGAAAGTTTCGATACGCGGCACGCCGTCCCACTCCAGCCCGTTAAGCCAGGTGGTCGCCGAATCGAACGGCTGTTCGTCAGCGGCCAGCAGCACCACGTCGCGTATCAGCTCGCGCCCCACAGGTTTAAAGCCGCGCTTTTCCATCGTGATGCGCAGGCGCGCATAGTCCGCATCGGTGAATGCCTGCCACTGGCCGGAGCCAGCCTGGGCGAACATGATTTCATCGCGGAACTGGTCGAAGCGAATATCGATATCCACGAAGTCAGGACGCACAACGGCTTTGGCCGCGTTGCTGATGGTGGCCTCGATGCGGCCCCACTTATCGCGCTCGAACGCAGGTAGCGGTAATGGCTCTGCAACATCGGTGCTGGTCAGGTCTTCGAAATCGTCGTTGCGGATCCCGATGGCGTTAAGGAAATCGCCGTCGTCGCGGTGTGCACAGCTGGCGTGCAGGCACTTGAAATGCCCCTGTTCGAAGCCTGCGGTACCGCCCGGGAAGTAAACCGTACTGGTCGGGTCGCCGCCGGTGCTGTGGCCGTCCTCAAACGGGCAGCGGATATATCGCTCGCCGTTCGCGCCATCCAGCAGCGTCCAGCCATTGGCATCGAGGTATTCCGCCGTATCATCCGTGGCGCCGGGCGTGAAGGTTGAACGGTCGCGCATCTTCGTGCTGCCCGCTTCGGTGGTGACCGACACAGGCAGCTGTTCAGCAAGGCGCTGCCACAGCGTTTCGAGCTGGTCAGCAGTTATGGCTGGTGGCTCGTCCGGAAGACCGCCGTCCCACTCAATACGCGCGCCGCTGCTGTGTGTACCGCAGGCAACGAACTGTTGGCCGTTGGCCAGCAGTTCGATAATCCCCATATCACCCGCCAGACGGTGGATGCGCTTACGGAAATCACCGTCAACGGCCAGCAGGTACAGGCATTTGTTGCTGTTGGCGCGCCAGCGACGCGGCGGCAGCTCACCAAGCAGCTGCACCAGCGTTTTGCGAATATCGGCCTGGATGTCTTCGTCTTCGCTGTCGCAGTCCAGCGCCAGCCAGCCATAACCGGTACGCACGCAGATGCCGTAATCCGGTTCGTTCGACCAGCGGGCGAAGTCGTGCTCAGTAACGACTTGCTCGGTCCACTGAGCAATGCCGGTTACCAGACGGTCACGGTTATAGCGGCTCGGCGTCTTGCCCAGCGTTTTCAGTTTACTGTCGGGGGAAATGGCCGCGCCTGGGTTGCACACGACCGGCAGCAGCTGGTCAGTACGCCCCAGCACCAGATCGAAGTGGAACCATTCGTCAGGCGTTGCCCCCCAGATCTTTTTCTCTGGCATGGGTTACGCCTTTTTCTCGTTTTGTGAGCCGTGCAGCAGCCAGTTGGGGTCGCAATCAAGCGCAACGGATAATTCAAGAAGATATCGAGGGCGGGAAATTACACCGCTTTCAATCCTATTAATGGCCTGCTGACTAACCCCTGTTAGCTCAGCCAGCGTGACCTGCGTCATTTTGAGCTCTTTACGTCGCTCTTTTAATCGGGTAGCCAGAGTCATAGTCATCACCTCATACAATTTTAGTGGTATTTAGCAACAACAAACGAGGTTTGTAAAATACAACAAAAATTGTATCTAATAGGGAGACGCTCGATAACTCAACCCCAGAAGGACCACAACATGTCTCTCGCAGCCCGTTTTAAAGCACGCCGTTTGGAATTAGGAATGACCCAAGTGGAGGTCGCGAACTCTGCGGGAGTTAGCCAGCAGTCCATTGAATCCATTGAAAGCGGACGCACCCGAAAGCCTCGTAATCTTCTCGACCTGGCTAAGGCTTTGAAGTGCAGCCCAGACTGGCTTTTGAATGGCAAAAACATTATGCCCCTGGCAGAGATAAGCACCCGCCGCATACCGGTACTTAGCTATGTCCAGGCTGGCGAACTCACAGAAGCAAAAGACGTAACAGACCTTACTGGTGATTTCGAATACGTTCTGGCAGATTCGGATGTCCCGGAAACATGCTTTGCTTTGCGCATAGATGGCGACAGCATGCAGCCTGAATTTAAGGAAGGGGATATCGTTATCATCGACCCGGATCTATGCCCTACTCCAGGGGAATTTGTGGTTGCCAAGAATGGCGGTCATGAAGCTACTTTCAAGAAATATCGTCCGTTAGGGGTTGGCATTAACGATTTTGAGCTGGTTCCGCTCAACCCCGACTATCCGGTTTTGCGCAGTGCTGACATGAAGTTGCAAATCATCGGGGTGATGATTGAACACCGTATTTACCGCCGTAAACGCTAACAATCCTGCCTTATCTGGAGGGCCCAACGGCTCTCCCCTACCTTACTTGTAAAATCTTACCAACTAAATTCACTTAAATATCAATAACGTGGTATTTTCACACCACAAAATACCACATTTGTGGTTTACATAATACAACTCAAATTGTAGATTTAACCACAAGTCGAACGGCGCGACTCTAAGCCATGCGTCGGGACCGTGGCGGGACAGGATGTCGGCAATACGGGTCAGTAAGTTCCCTTTGGGGTGCGGTGAATTGCAGTCCACCGAGACAAGCCGAAGATCAGCACCGGCCACCGCACCGCCAAAGTGAACTGAATGAGGAATAACCTGTGGACGATTACGAAGCATATTTCGATAGCCTGAAAGAAGGCGAAGAAGCCCTTAGCTATGAAGAGTACCGCGCCGCTTTAGGCACATCCCCCATCCCCTGAATCATCCATTGCTGTGTGTAGTCTTTGCCCGCCTCCCATGACGGGCTTTTTTATGCCTGAAAGCGCATTCGATGTAGTGCGCTTCCCGACATGAAAAGGAGCACCACCGATGAAACCTGAACACCTCCACCGACTGACGGGGCGCGACGTGCTCCATTATCGCCGCAAACATTTCGACATTATCACCGGTCTGGCCCTCGCTACTGCGTTCGGCCTGGCTATTACCTTCATTCTCCTTGTAGCGAGGACCGCAGTATGAGCTTAGAAACCAGTCTCGAACTTAACAACCAACTGCTGACGCAGCATAACGCCCTGCTTGAACGCCTTATCACTGCCCTGGCCTCTGGCGTCGCTCTTCGCCCGGACACCGTCGCGCAGGTGCAGGAATACCGCGAAACAATACCGGAAACCAAAGCGGAAAATACCGTTATCCGCAAAGTTACGCTGGACGATCTGGAGTTCAGCGACGTTATCGCCCTGGCTGCATTCTACCCGGACCCGCAGGAGCTCAGCGAAACGATGGTCCAGCGTGTTGTTGATTATCGCGACGCAGAAGGCGATAAGCGCGTTGTGCAAATCGATGCGCTGGACAGCGCCCTGCAGAGCGTTAAACGCGCAGGCCATCTTAACAAGCCAGCATTACTTGACCTGTCGCGTAACATCCTGCGCTTCTGGGATGATTTACCGACCATCGCGGCACGCCGTGACTTTGCCGAGCGCTTACTGGACGCACCAGCCGACGGCCGTCATGAAGTGAAGCCGAAAACCAGCGGTAAGGATGAAGAACGCACCGGGCCCTTCTACTGCAAGAATGTCGATGGCTCCGCCGCCAGCGAGCTTCACACCTTACGCAAGCTGAACGAACTGCTTAAAAAGGGCCATATCGAAATCACCAAAGTTGAATACCTCCAGCTGCAGGAAGATTTTGCGCGTAAAAACGCGGCAAAAGGCGGTACCGAAACGGGTGATGATGCCGGGGATAATGCAGGCGCGCAGACCGATTTTGCGGCGCTGCGTAAACAGGCCGAAGGAATGATCCTCCAGCTGGCGAAAGGTGGTTACCGCGCCGAAGCGGTGGCGATTCTGGAAAAACAGGGTGCCAAAAAACTCGGCGAAGTTGCTGACGAGAACCTCGCAGACGTGATCGCTCAGGCTGAAAAAGCACTGGAGGGTTAACTATGCCAGACGTTCATGCACGACTTTCCCCGTCTTCAGCGCATCGGTGGATGCGCTGCCCCGGTAGTCTGGCGCTGGAGGCCACTCAGCCAGACAAAGAAACGTCCTTCGCTTTAGAAGGTACTGCAGCGCATGCACTTGCCGAAAAGGTGCTGCGCAACCGCCAGAGTCACCCGGAGCACTATGCGGGTTGCAACGTCGCGATGTTCCTCGGCTCCTATCCTCTTGCTGAGCACCCGGATGATACTTCCGGCCCGCAGGTAGATGAGGAAATGGTCGAAGCCGTTGGCCGTTACGTCGACACCGTCTGGGCGCTGTCGCAGGGCAATGAGCTGCTGGTCGAGCAGCGTGTCGACTTCTCCCACATCGTAGGCGTAGACGAGTCATTCGGCACCGCCGACGGCGTAATCATCGCGGGCAACGAGCTGCAGATCCACGACCTGAAATACGGTAAGGGTGTGCGCGTCGATGCCGAGCAGAACGAGCAGCTGCAGCTGTATGCCCTGGGCGCGCTCGAACAGTTCAGCATGCTGTACGACTTCGAGACGGTGCGCCTGTTCATCCACCAGCCGCGGCTTAATCACGTTTCAGAGTGGGCTCTGACGGTGGAAGAGCTCCAGGCGTTCGGAGAACGGGCGCAGGAAGCGGCAGCCAGTGTGATCGTGATGTTCAACATCGCCGATTGCGAAGGCGTCGAAACCCTGCCGCTGGAAAACTTCACACCGGGTGAAAAACAATGCCGGTTCTGCAAAGCCAGCGCCATCTGTACCGCGCGGGGGCAGCTGCACTTTGACACCATCGCTGGCGATTTCGTCGACCTGACGCAACCTACTGGCGAGCAGCTGGCGGAAGCGGTTAAGCGTGTGCCACTGCTGACTGTCGAACAACTGGCGGAGGTATACAGCCAGGCCGATTTTATCGAATCGTGGCTAAAGGCTGTGCGCGACCGGGTGAACAGTGAGCTGAACGCCGGGCATCCGGTACCGGGCTTTAAGCTGGTTACTGGTAAACAGGGTAATCGCGCCTGGAGTGATGAAGAAGCCGCCCGCGCGCTGCTGAAAGACCAGTTCCGCTACAAAATGGAAGAGGTCTTCGACTTCAAGCTGATCTGCCCGACCAAAGCCGAAAAGCTGATCAAAAAGGCCAGCCCTCGCCGCTGGCCGAAAGTCGAAGCGCTGATTACCCGCGCTGACGGTAAGCCCACCGTCGCCCCCGAATCCGACCCGCGCCCAGCGCTCAATATCAACCCTGTTAACGATTTCGACGACGTGTCCGACGACGCGATCGCCGCAGACCTCATCTGATTAAGGAACGACTCCATGAAAATTAAACTGAACAACGTCCGTCTGGCTTTCCCTGCTCTGTTCGAAGCAAAAACCGTAAACGGCGAAGGTGACCCGCGCTTCTCTGCTGTTTTCCTGATGGATCCAAAGCACCCGCAACTGGACGAAGTCCGCAAAGCGCTGAAGCAGGTAGCGAAGGAAAAATGGGGTGAGAAGTGGGAAACCATTTACAGCCAGCTGGAGAAAAAGCTCAACCTCTGCCTGCATGATGGTGACGAAAAAGCCGAATACGAAGGCTTCCCGGGTAACTTCTTCCTGAATGCTGCCAACAAAGCGCGCCCGGCAGTTATCGATCGCGACCGTTCTCCGCTAATCCAGGCTGATGGCCGTCCTTACGCCGGTTGCTACGTCAACGCGGTAATCGACATCTGGGCGCAGGACAACAACTTCGGCAAACGTGTTAACGCATCGCTGGGAGGTGTCCAGTTCCTGCGCGATGGTGACGCGTTCGCTGGCGGCGGTGTGGCCGCGCCGGATGACTTCGACGATATCAGCGAAGGTGCAGACGCCTCCGATCTGGTTTAACCCTTCCCCCACCCGGCCATGCGCCGGGTGTTTTGCAAAGAGCGTCCCTTTTCGCAAAGCACCCGCGAGGATTGAGTATGGAAAAATTATGGATTGACCTCGAAACCTTCAGCGAGGTGCCTATTAACAACGGCACCCATGCCTATGCTGAAAAGGTTGAGGTAATGCTGATGTCCTGGGCCATTGACGATAGTCCTGTCAGCGTATGGGATTTAACGACGGGCATTGTAATGCCACCAATGTTGTATCAGGCACTGGCCGATCCGGCGATTGAGGTGTGGGCGCATAACTCACACTTCGACCGTACGGTTATGCGGCATGACCATCCGGAGCTGGCACCAGAGGTAACCCGCTGGCGCGACACAATGGTGCAGGCACTGGCGCACGGCCTCCCCGGCGCGCTGGGTGCGCTCTGCGAGGTGCTGGGCGTCCCGCAGGACAAGGCGAAGGACAAAGAAGGTAAAGCGCTTATCCAGCTGTTCTGCAAGCCACGTCCGAAAAACAGCAAACTGCGCCGTGCAACCAGCAAAACCCACCCGGAAGAATGGCGGCGCTTTGTCGCTTACGCTGGCCTTGATATCGAGGCCATGCGCGAAGTTTATAAACGCCTGCCGAAGTGGAATTATAAGGGTGCAGAGCTGGCGCTCTGGCATCGTGACCAGCAGATCAACGACCGCGGCGTCTGCATGGATGTGCAGCTCGCGCAGGCGGCGATCGAGGCGGTAGACCTCGAACAAAAACGCCTGGCGAAACGCACACAAGTGATGACCGACGGCGAAGTGCAGGCGGCCACGCAGCGCGACGCATTGATTAAGCACATTGTTGAATCGTACGGTGTGGAGTTGCCGGACATGCAGCGCAGCACGCTGGAGCGCCGTATGGCGGATCCTGATTTGCCGTCTGCGGTGAAAGAGCTGCTGGCTATCCGCCTGCAGGCCAGCACCACCAGCACCAGTAAGTACAAATCGCTGATGAAGGGCGTGAGCAGTGACGGTCGTCTGCGCGGCACACTGCAGTTCTGCGGCGCATCGCGAACCGGGCGCTGGGCCGGGCGGTTGTTCCAGCCCCAGAACCTGCCCCGCCCTTCGCTTGAGCAGGACCAGATAGACGAGGGCATCGAGGCGCTGAAAGCCGGATGTGCCGATCTGCTGTTCGATAACATCATGGAGCTGACCAGCTCGGCGCTTCGCGGCTGCATTATGGCACCGGAAGGCAAAAAGCTGGTGGTTAGCGACCTGTCGAACATCGAGGGGCGAAAACTGGCCTGGCTTGCCGGCGAACAGTGGAAGCTGGACGCGTTCCGCGAGTACGACGAGGGGACCGGGCCGGATCTGTATAAACTGGCCTACGCCCGCGCCTTCAATATCTCGCCGGACGATGTTGATAAATACCAGCGTCAGATCGGCAAGGTGATGGAGCTGGGCCTCGGCTTTGGCGGTGGCGTTGCAGCGTTTCTTACCTTCGCTCTGGTCTACGGCCTCGACCTCGACGAGCTGGCAAACGCCGCACTACCGAACATTCCCCGCGATGTCATCCGCGAGGCGAAAAGCTGGTACGACGAATCGGTTAAACGTAAGTCGACCTTTGGTCTGTCAGAACGCGTATTCATCGCGTGTGACTCGCTTAAGAGGCTGTGGCGCAGAGCTCACCCGGCTACCTGCGATTTCTGGTACGAGCTCGAGCGCACCGTCCGCACCGCCATCGCTACACCTAAAAAGACGCTGTACTGCGGTTATCTGAAAGTCCGCCGTGATGGTGCATGGCTGCGCATACAGCTGCCATCCGGGCGCGCGCTGTGCTACCCGTCCCCGTCCATCGAGAAGGGGAATATCACCTATCAGGGCGTTAACTCCTACTCGCGCAAATGGCAGCGGCTCAAAACCTACGGCGGAAAGCTGGTGGAAAACGTCACTCAGGCGGCTGCCCGTGACGTCCTGGCCGGAAACATGCCGCTGATCGAGGATGCCGGTTACAGCATTGTGCTGACGGTACACGATGAGGTGATCACCGAAGCGCCGGACACAGACGATTTCAACGATAAAGCGCTCTCCGCGCTGCTCTCCACTAACCCCGAATGGGCGCCCGATATCCCGCTGAACGCTGGCGGCTTCGAGGCGTACCACTACCGTAAGGATTAATAACTATGGCCTGTAACTGCTTTTCAGAAGTGAAAGAACGCATGGAAGCGCGCGTAAAAGAGGTGCTGGGCGACTCGGTTCATTCGATGGACGAATGTGATTTTGGTAGTCGCGTTTGGGTGCTTGAGAAAGGCGACTACTGCGCGGTAATGCTGCCGTTCAACGTACGGTATCGCAAGCGCAAGAAAAACGGCGATCCGGAGCAGCGCTTAACAAACGCTGACACGAAAATCGCAATCAACTACTGCCCGTTCTGCGGCACCAAATTCAACGGTAAAGCCACATCAAATGAGGAAGTTACCGCATGAAATTCATTTTTATGGTGATGGATAGTCGTGCGCAGTTCGATATAGACAGCGCCGCCATTCTGGAATGCTGCGGCGATAAACAACCCTCCTGGCGCAATCTGCGCAGAGACTGGGGTGATCAGGGTGCAGTTCTGGTCCGCTTCCGTCTGGTTAACAGCGATATGGCTACCGACCCTGAGGTTGTCGGCGTCATCAACTGAGGTAACCCCTATGACATTTAAATATCGGGACAGTCCGCTTTATTACCGGACTGCGCGGGAGGCTTTGCGCCTTGAGCAATCAGGCGAGTATGGCCGGGCGGCGAAGGTCTGGGCGAAAGCCAACCGCGAATCACGTAACGAACTGAATCAGGACTGGAGCGAACGCCGGTCTGATTTTTGCCTGATGCAGAACATGCGCGAAAAGCGTAGGGAGGTGAATGATGCGTAATACAGCGAAACTACAACTGGGGTTCTCCCCGCTATCCAAAAAGATCATGTTGGCAAAAATGCGCGATGTTGACGGCGGTCGCTTGCGTGTTGGCAATGACCCTGGGCGTGACGTAACGAACGAAGCCGCGCAGTTAGTTTGGCAGCTGGTAATGGCAGAAGGCGGCGAAATTAGCTGGGGTCTTGATGATGGTAGCCGGATGGTAGCCGGATGGTAGCCGGATGGTACTGAGGGCTGAAAAGCAGGTGAAGTAAATGGCCTACGAACGTGAAAGCCTTATCGAAAAGCACCTCGTCGCCGAAGTGAAAAAGGCTGGCGGGGTCGCCTTTAAGTTCGTGTCGCCTGGTCGCCGCTCGGTACCGGATCGAATTGTTCTACTACCCGGCGGCCGCCTCGTTTTCGTTGAATGCAAAGCACCCGGCAAACCACCACGCGCCGACCAGCTGCGCGAGCACGAGCGGCTGCGCGCGCTGGGCTTTACAGTGGTGGTACTGGATAGCAAAAATCTGGAGGGGATATTGTGCGAAAAGTCCAACGACGCAGTAAATTCCGCCTGATTGGCGGCCCGTACGATGGCGCTATGGTGATGCTGTTTACCGCTGGCACACTGGAGTTTACAGCTAAGGGGCAGACCGGGCGGTATACAGGTCAAAGCGGTGGCAGATTATATTGGGAGGAAAAACGTGTCAGTTAATTCCCCTTCTAAAATGTTTACCCCCCGCCCGTATCAAGACCTCATCATCAACCACGAAATCGACATCCTGCGCTGCAACATCTGGGCGGGCATGGGCATGGGTAAAACCGTGGCGACGCTCACCACGCTGGAAGATCTCTTTATGGCGGGAGCGGAGACACAGCCCGCGCTGGTTCTCGCACCGCTGCGCGTGGCGGCCAGCACCTGGCCGGATGAAGCGGTTAAATGGGGGCATCTGCGCAATATCGAGGTACAGCCGATTGTCGGTAATGCCAAAGCGCGCGCGGCGGCACTGGCGAACAGCAACGCGAGCGTGTTTACCATCAACTACGACAATCTGGTCTGGCTGGTGGAAGAGCTGGGCGGCCGCTGGCCGTTCGGCACCGTCATTCCCGACGAAAGCACCCGGCTGAAATCCTTCCGGCTACGTGGAGGTGGTAAGCGCGCGGCGGCGCTGGGCAAGGTGGCGCATAAGCACGTCCGGCGCTGGATGAATCTCACCGGTACGCCAGCGCCTAACGGCCTGGTGGATTTGTGGGGGCAAGCGTGGTTTGTGGATCAGGGGCAGCGCCTAGGGCGCACCTACGGCGCGTTTACCTCCCGCTGGTTCAACTCAATACAGTTTCCGGGGCAGAGCTGGACGAAGCTGGAGCCGTTCGCCCATTCTCAGGACGAAATACAGCGTGCACTAGCCGACGTGACTATCTCCCTGGACGCCGCCGACTGGTTCGACATCAAAGAGCCCATCCATAACGTGATCCGCGTGGATATGCCGCCGAAGGCCCGCCAGCAGTATCGCGAAATGGAAAAAGAAATGTTCCTCGAGCTGAACGGCGAGGGCATCGAAGCGCAGAACGCCGCGGCAAAAACGGTGAAGTGTCTGCAAATTGCCAGCGGCGCGGTGTACACAGACGACGCCGGAAGCTGGTCAGAACTGCATGACGCGAAGCTGCAGGCGCTGGACAGCATACTCACCGAAGCAGCTGGCGCGCCGGTGCTGGTGGCCTACCACTGGAAGCACGACCTCGATCGCTTGCTTAAAGCATTTCCTCGTGGTCGCCACCTCGACCAGGATCCACAGACGCTGCGCGACTGGAACGCCGGAAAAATACCGGTCCTGTTCGCGCACCCGGCCAGCGCAGGCCACGGCCTGAATATGCAAGACGGCGGGAACATACTGGTGTTTTTCTCACACTGGTGGGATCTGGAGCAGTACCAGCAAATTATCGAACGCATCGGACCAACCCGGCAGATTCAGGCCGGACACAACCGCCCGGTGTTCATTCACCACATTATCGCCGCCGACACTATGGACGAAATGGTCATGGAACGGCGCAACTCAAAACGAACAGTGCAGGACATCCTGCTCGATGCCATGAAAAAGAGAGGTATAGCATGACACCGGTTATCTCTGACACTGACCTGATTAACATTAAAGAGGTTGAGCGCTCTGTTGGCCTGAAAAAATCCAGCATTTATGAGCGCATCAGTAATAACGAATTTCCGAAGCCTAAGAAGCTCGGGAGCCGAACCTCCCGCTGGGTACGCGGCGAGGTCGAAGAGTGGAAAAAACAGTTTCTTTAAATCAAACGCAGTTGGTCAATGTAATCCGCATACCACTGCATCATCTCCCGACGCCCTTCCATATACAGGGCATGGTTATAAACCCCGCGTATATTGTTCTTATCCACGTGAGCGATCTGGAGTTCAACCCAGTCAGAGTTGAATCCTTTATCGTTCAGGATGGTGCTGAATGTATGCCGGAAGCCATGTCCTACTACCCTCCCCTTATACCCCAGCGTGTGGATCATCCTGTTTATTGTATTCTCGCTCATGACCTTTGACGGGTCATTCCTTCCGGGAAACATATTCACGTATCGACCTGTCAGACCGTGCAACTCCTTCAGCAAGACAACAAGCTGATCGGAAAGCGGCACCAGGTGCGGGCGGTCCATCTTCATAAATTCGGCGGGTATCTCCCACAGCCGATTATCGAAATCTACCCATTCCCATTTTGAATGCCGCAGTTCGTAAGTACGCAACCCCGCCAGCATCATGATCTGCAAACCCAGCCGGGGGAGCGGGCTCCCCTTGTAACTCTCAAGCGCCGCCAGAAAATCGGGTAGTTCTTCAGCCGTCAGGAACGGAAAGGACTCACCTTTATGCCCGGTCATGGCGCTATTCAGTTCGCTGACGGGGTTATACTTCGCGCGCCCGGTCGCAACTGCATAGCTGAATACCTCACCGCACCACCGACGCGTTTTAGCTGCTTTCTCGGTTGCGCCGCGGTTTTCAATTTTGCGCAGTGCCGTTAGCATTTGTACCGGTTCGATTTCAGCAACCGGCAGCTTACCCACAGCTGGGAAAATATCTTTGTTGAACGCTTCAAGAATGTCAGAAGCATAACCTGGTGACCAGCGCGGCTTCTTGAATTCGTGCCATTCTGTGGCAATCTCTTTAAACGTGATCGTCTTTGCCGCAGCAGATGCAACATGGCTTTTGACTTTTACTGGGTCAACACCTGCTGCAACGTTCCGCCTGGCCTCGTCTCGCTTTTCGCGAGCGGCCGCCAGCGAAACAGCCGGGTACACACCGAGCGCCAGCATCTTTTCTTTACCGGCGAAGGTATAGCGATAGCGCCAGTATTTTGCCCCACTGGTTTTCACCAGCAGAATAAGCCCGTTACCGTCTGGCAGCTTGTAGTCTTTTTCGGCAGGCTTTGCCGTCTCGACCTGTCGTGCGTTTAGTTTCATAGGTACCCGCCTCAAACTCAGATACCCGTTTATGTACCCGTTTTAAATTTGGATTGCAACGGTAAAAGGTGGATAACGGCGGACAAACAAAACAGTCAACACCGCGAAAAACAAGGAAAAATGGACGATTGGGGATGGTACTGGATGAAATGATGGTGCCGATAATAGGAGTCGAACCTACGACCTTCGCATTACGAATGCGAAGTTTTTATATTTTAACTGCTTGAACAACCATCAGAAATCACAAATTTATCATTTTAAATCATAATATTAAAACAAAAAACCTGTTGATGTAAATTGATGAGTGTTGATGTTTATCCTTTCAATTTACTTACACCAGCCGTTACATTACTGTAAACCGTAATCCCCAACAGGAACCCTAAAAATGGCGCTTTCAAGACAAAAACTAACCTTCGAACGAATTCGAAGATTTACTTTACCTGAAGGGAAAAACCAAGTTTTCCTTTGGGATACGGACGTAACAAGCTTGGCATGTCGAGCAACTCGTGGAGCAAAAGCCTTTGTATTCCAAAGCCTGTATGCGGGAAAAACCCTTCGCATGACCATTGGCAACATTAACGATTGGAGGATTGATGATGCGAGGGCCGAAGCCAGGCGACTGCAAACATTAATCGATACTGGGATAGATCCGCGTATAGCTAAGGCGGAAAAAATTGCTGAAGCGGAATCACAGCAGGCTGAATCTCGTAAAACGAAGGCAACCTTTTCAAGCGCTTGGGAAGATTATCTTGATGAATTGAGAACCGGAATCAGCGCAAAAACTAAACGCCCCTACTCTGCACGCTACATTGCCGATCACGTTAACTTGTCCAGTCGTGGAGGCGAAAGTAAAAAAAGAGGCCGGGGCCCAACCTCACCTGGGCCACTGGCTAGCCTGCTCGACCGACCATTATCAGAACTAACACCAGAGAACATTGCCGAATGGCTAAGTACAGAGAGACAAAATCGGCCTACCGTCACTGCTCATGCCTACCGTCTGTTGCGTGCATTCATCAAATGGGCTAATTACCAGAAAAAATATCAGGGAATAATCGATGGCGATCTTGCACAAGATCATAACGTGAGAAAAATGGTTCCAATATCAGCGAGCAAAGCGGGAGATTGCTTACAAAAAGAACAGCTCAAAAGCTGGTTCAGTGCCGTGCGTAGCCTCAATAATCCCATTGCATCAGCCTATCTCCAAGTGCTTTTGCTCACCGGTGCACGGCGTGAAGAAATTTCCTCACTTCGCTGGTCTGACATAGATTTCAAATGGTCAAGCATGAGAATTAAAGACAAGATCGAAGGCGAGCGAATTATCCCCCTCACTCCCTATGTTTCTGACTTGTTACGCTCACTGATGGAGATCCCCAATCGTGGTACAAACGAGGAGAATTGGGTTTTCAGAAGTAACAGCAAAAGTGGCAAAATTATTGAACCGCGTTCAGCACATAATAGAGCATTAACTCGCGCGGAGTTACCACATATCAGCTTGCACGGATTGCGCCGTAGTTTTGGGACCCTCGCTGAATGGGTCGAAGTACCAACAGGTATTGTTGCGCAGATTATGGGCCATAAGCCTAGCGCTCTTGCTGAAAAGCACTATCGCCGCCGTCCATTAGATTTGCTAAGAAAATGGCATGAAAAAGTTGAATTATGGATCTTAGAAGAAGCAAAAATAAAAAACAACGTTGATAAGCGTTGATTTTATCAAATATCAACAACTTACATAAAATCACATGTGTTGACAGAAATTTTTTTTCAGTTATCTTTTATTACTGCTAACTACATTCACTCACTAAGCAGGAGATTAACTACAGTGACTAACCCAATAACTGTATCAAGAGAAGACCGAAGTGCGGAAATCAGAGCGAGATGGGGTTTACATCCGACTAAAAACAAAAGTTCTAATTTTTGGGAAACAACAATTCAGCGTTTTAATAATAGTAGTACTGACCGAATACTACCTCTTTGGCACCGTGTTTCAAAACTTTTAGTTGCTATTAGGAATGTAGTCAATACTATAACATGCCCTTTTCCACCAAAGGGGAATACTTCCCGCTCACGCCGAAGTTCAACAACGTCATCAAAAAACTCATCATCATCTTCATCGGATGGTAGTAGTAGCGACCCCGATCCCGATAGAGACCCCATATTCACCCCTTTTCATTTCATTCTTTCATCTCTGTTAAAAACAATTATCGTCTTATTTGCCCACATATCAAATGTTGGGGTGATGAAATGAGCGATATCAAACATCAAAAACCCTCTCAGTCACAACTAATTTCTACCCGCGAGTTAGCTAATATTATTGGCTATGAAGTACAAACTATTCGAGCTTGGCTTTGCAAAGACAAACTGCCTAATGGTTTACCGCGACCGAAGAAAATTAAAAACCGACACTATTGGTCACGTAAAGACATTGATAGATACCTATTAACCTTCTCAGTATATAGTAACTAATAGAGGCCTCCCCCGGCTATTCTAAAGAATAGCCGGGTTAGTTAATACAAACCTTCCATTAACAATGGGGGGAGATTAATACTATTTATCACATCTCACATTAACAAAATTCAAGGTCACATATGAAAAAACGCATCACTTTCAGCGTAAACAATAGTTCTACTATTGATGCAATTGACGACTATAGCAATGCAAAAGGATACTCCAGGTCAGAGGTGATATCATTTTTATTAAACGCCACAGTCCCAGCATTGAATAAAATAACATCGCAATATCATATAGCTCAAATTTTGGAGTCAACATTAGGCTGTATTTTTGAAGAGAAGGCCCCGTCAATAGCACGGGGGGAGCCAAAATTAACTTACGAAGAGTTTTTTCATTCCGTCTGGAACACTCACATTCGACACCGGAACGAGGTTATCGACCAGAATTTTTATGCACACAAAATATCTCATGATAAGATGGGGAAGAGTGAAAAAAAATTAATTCATGAAAAGCTCACATACATTATAAAAAGCTTCAATGTAAAAAAAGCAATTTTTATTTACACAGATCGGCGCGTGAACCACAAACATCTAATTGCAGGAGGGTTGTCAAATATCATACTGATAAAGGAAACAGTTTACGATGGTTGTTTTTTTGATTTGAGCAGCATTGTGATTATGCCAATCTTTGAACTTATTACATTTGGAATTGAAGAGGTATTGAAAAGAAATAAAATCCACCATAAACAATCATGCTATTGCTGGATACCAATTTATTACACAAATGATCTAGCGGTAATGGTCCCGGTGATTGCCGAAGGCGATACACCTCAAAAGGCGATGAAAGGAGGAGATGCCATCATTATTAACCCCTTTAACGGTGAAGTAAACCATACTTTCTGATACCAATGTTAAGCATAACCACTTAGTTGCATACATCTCGACAGTATGGAGTTAGTACCTAATAGCTTGATGAGGGTAAAAGATGCCTACTAACAAAGCAAAATCAAAGAAAATTCTAGGAAGGCCTGAAGGAAGTAAATATTACCATTTAATTCAGAGTGAGAAGGCTAAGCATTACTCTCAATCCAAGGTGGCAAAGATCTTAGGAATAAGTATTTCCACGGTAAAAAGACACTGGGATAATGGCATCTTTGGGTGATTATAATTGCAGAGTTGCTTTTTAAGTATTTTACTGCATGGGTAATGGGTTGATAACAAGTTTTATTGTTGGAAAGGTATTATACAACAGTCATTACTATTAATAGTTAATTAATATAACTAACCACAGACATTCAGCTATGTCTGATCATTTTACTGTATACGGCTATCATAAGCCGTAGGGCTAACAACAGGATCGAAGCATGGAATTATATCATGGTTCCCATGGTGAGCATGTGCTCGCCTATAAAAAACATATTGAACGAGTCGTCAATGATGCTATCAGTGAATTCCCCAGAACAATGGCGTTACGTGTTGATGTTCATTATCCACCCATTTTAGACAGAGGTGACACTGTTTGCTGTTTTCCTAATCTAGAGCCTGGTGCTATATCCCGTTTCCGTAATGCGTTAAATGCAATGCTGGAGGCCAATGAGAAAGCCAGAGCAGCTAACGGTAAACGAATTTATCCAAATCGTGTTCGTCATGTTTGGGTAAGGGAGTTTTCCGAAGAGGGGAAATGTCATTTTCATATTGGTCTTTTTTTTAACAAAGATGCTTATTACCATTTAGGTGATTATGAGGCCGAAAGCAATTTAAGGATGATGATTGTAAGAGCATGGTATAGCGCACTGGGATTGGAACTGGATGATTATCCGGGATTGGTTCACTACCCTGAAAATTGTCGTTATATATTAGACGTCAATGATTTTAACTTTGAAGGAGAATACAATAAATTACTGAATCGTCTTGACTACCTGGCTAAACTTGATACAAAAGTATACGGAGATGGCGACCGTAGCTTCGGCTGCAGTCGCTGGTAATTTATTTTTTTACAGAAATGGCCTTTCTTATGGATGGAAAGGCCAAACCCATCAGTTAAAGATGGTTGTTTTACTATAATCCAACGACCTCATCCCCGATATTAGTCAAAATCATTAATTCTTTAATCTCTCGTTGTGCCAACTGTAATTCAAACTGCTCTTGAATTAACATCCACTTCGACCAACTTCCACCGACTACATGCGATAACCGGAGTGCCATAGCTTTCGTCAGTGAAACTGAACCGTTCAACAATTCAACTATCTCTTGCTCGCGACATCCCATGTAAACCGAAAATTTATTCAGTCCTATATTTGATACCGCTAGTATTTCGGCCAGTTTAATGCCGGGATGATCAGGAAGTAAGGTCATGCCGTATTCATCCTGATAAATTCCATAAATAGAACAGCCAGTTTCTCTCAGTTCTCGTAAATTCTTCCCTGCAAACTTCAGCTCGTGTGAAAGCCCGAGAAACTCACCAGTAAATTCATATTCTGCTTCAGGCCTATGGTGGCATTTGATCAATGCAAATGCCGCCCCTACTTTTTCAACTGTTACAGTAACCGACATTGAACCACCTCCGTCAAGATAATCGATGAACGTTTTAGACTGTCCAGCTGTTCGACACCACTTCTGCCTGCTTCAAAATCAGTTCCACGGCGCCCGGCGTTTTGTCCGGCGGATACTTATACTTACGCAGCGTCTGGCGCACCAGAATACGCAATCGGGCACGCACGCTTTCACGCACCTGCCAGTCCACGGTGGTGGACTGCCGCAATTTCAATGTCACTTCGATGGCCAGCTTTCTCAGCGTATCATCGCCCAGTTCACGCACTGCACTTTCATTTTCAGCCAGCGCATCATAGAAGGCGATTTCATCCGGGGTCAGCCCTAACGCATCATCACGCGCCATCGCCTCCTGGAACGCTTTCGCCATCTGGATCAGCTCTTCAATCACCTGCGCGGTCTCAATGGCGCGGTTATTGTATTTGAGCAGCACCGCTTTCAGTCGGTCGGAGTATTTCTTCTGCTGCACCACGTTATTGCCCGAACGGGCATGAATGCCGTCATTGAGCAGTTTTTCCAGCAGTTCCACTGCCAGATTACGCTGCGGCATTTCCCGCACTTCTTCCAAAAACTCATCGGACAGCAAACCTATGTTCGGTTTATCCAGCCCGGCGAGTGCGAAGACATCCTCAACCCCGGTCGCGACAACCGCGTTATCGAGGATCTTGCTCAGAAGAGAGTTTTTTTCTGACTGGCTAAACTTTGCCTTCGGATCGAGCTTGATAAGCCCCACCCTGACCGCCGAAAGAAACGCGAACTCCTCCTGTAAGGGTTTCGCCTCATCCAGCGTATTACACAGTGACCAGGCTTTACTCATCGCCAGCGAAACATCGAGGTAGCGTTTTTTACCGTCATCCAGTCCCAGAATGTAGTTCACGGCATCACGCAAGAAGGCCAGCGGATCGCGGGAGAAGCCCGTGTAATCAAATCCCGGCTTACCCGCCGAACGGGCAAACATCCCATGAATGACATCCATTTTTTCCAGCAGAATCGCAAAGGCTTCCCTGGCATCGACCGTTGTCTGTCCTTTGCCTTTTGAATCGGTATAGGTTTTCAGCGCCTGCTTCAGCTCGTTGGCAATGCCGATATAATCCACCACCAGCCCGCCGGGTTTATCCCGGAACACACGGTTAACGCGGGCAATCGCCTGCATCAAATTATGGCCGCGCATCGGTTTGTCGATATACATGGTGTGACAGCATGGGGCATCAAACCCGGTCAGCCACATATCCCGCACAATCACCAGTTTCAGCGGATCGTTCAGATCTTTAAAGCGGGCTTCCAGGCGTTTTTTGGTCTGTTTGTTGTAAATATGCGATTGCAGGTGATCTTTATCTGACGCCGATCCGGTCATGATGACTTTGATCGCCCCTTGTTCAACGTCTTCACTGTGCCATTCAGGGCGTATCGCCACGATGGCATCGTACAGTTTCACGCAGATCTCGCGGCTCATGGCGACAACCATCGCCTTGCCGTTCATGGCAGTGTTACGTGTTTCAAAATGCTGAACCAGATCGGCGGCGACCTGCTGAATACGTGGCTCTGAACCGACCAGCTTTTCCAGACGGCTCCAGTCACCTTTGGTTTTTTCTTGCTGGCCCGTTTCTTCGTCTTCTACCAGTTCATCGACCTGATCAGAGAGCGTTTCCAGCTCGTCATGGTTCAGATCGAGTTTTGCCAGCCGGGATTCGTAGTAAATCGGCACCGTCGCGCCATCATCAACCGCATCCTGAATATCGTAGATAGAGACATAATCACCGAACACGGCACGGGTATCTTTATCTTCCGAGGCAATCGGCGTACCAGTGAAGCCCATAAACGACGCATTCGGTAGCGCATCGCGCATATGCTTGGCGTAGCCGTATTTATAGGCCCCGGTTTGCCGGTCCAGCGTGGCGCTCAGGCCATATTGGCTGCGGTGCGCTTCATCGGAAATCACCACGATGTTGCTGCGGACGTTAAGTGCCGGATGGCTCTGTTCACTGTCCAGCGGCGCAAACTTCTGCACGGTGGTAAAGATAATGCCGCCGGATTCACGGGCGTTGAGCAGCTCGCGCAGTTCGTCGCGGTCGTTGGCCTGTAACGGCGTTTGCTTGAGTAAATCATGCGCCTGGCAAAACGTGGCGTAGAGCTGCCCGTCAAGATCGTTACGGTCGGTCACCACGACGATGGTCGGATTATTCATCTCTGTTTGTTGCAGCAGCTTTCCGGCGTAACAGCACATGGAGATACTTTTGCCGGAGCCCTGGGTATGCCACACCACGCCCGCTTTTTTACTGCCGGGGGTAATGTTGCTGCGCAGCGGAAGATGTTTACCGGTAGAGGCCACAATCGTTGCCGCAACCGCTTCACGCACCGCGTGGAACTGATGGTAAGCGGCAATCTTTTTGATAAGCCGTTTGCCATCGTTTTCAAACAGCACAAAGAAACGAATGTAATCGAGCAGCAGTTCGCTATTAAAGAAGCCCTGCACTACCGTTTTAAGCTGCCAGTGAAACTGCGGTTTATCATCTTCGTTCGCCACCGTTTTCCACGGCAGAAAACGCTCTTCATCAGCGGTCAGAGAGCCGATACGCGCATTTTGCCCGTCGCTCACTACCAGCGCTTCGTTACAGATAAACAGGTCGCTGAGTTCGTTTTTATAGGTCTGCAGCTGGTTAAACGCAGCCCAGATATCGGCATTGGCATCAATCGGGCTTTTCAGCTCAATCACCGCCACCGGCAGGCCGTTGATATAGCAGATAATATCCGGACGACGAACCTGTTTTATCCCCTGAATAGCCACCTGATTTACGACCATAAAGCGGTTATTGCCGGGATGGTTGAAATCCATCAGCAGGGCTTTATCGTGAACCGTTTTGTCTTCACGCTTGTACTCAACGGGTACGCCGTCGAGCAACAGGTGATGGAATGCTTTGTTGCTGACGACCAGATCCGGGCTTTCGGGGCGGGTAATACGGAGTATCACCTCTTCCAGCACGGAAACAGGGAGATGGGGGTTGATGGTTTGCAGCTGCTCCAGCATCACCGGGCGCAGAAACACATCATGAAATGAAGCACGCAGCGGGTTGTCGCCATCCGGCGCGATATCTGGCCCGTGCAGCACTTCCCAGTCCTGTTCAGCAAACCATTTCAGGCATTGCTGCTCTAAATCGTCTTCGCTCAGCATTACTCTTCCTCTCCCTCGGTGATCATACCGGTCTGTTTCAGCTCAATCGCCAGTTCCAGCAGGCTCGGGCGGATCGCTTTTTCCAGACGGTTCATGCTATCCATCATCCAGTCGATAATGACAGGCCAGATCTCTTTATTGCCGCCGTCAAACGTCTTTGAACAGACGATCTGGCAGCTTTTTCGCTCTGGCAGCAACCGCCAGTCGAGCGGCTCGCCAAACAGCGATTCAATGTGCGTTTTACGTTCCTGAAGGCGTTCAAATAACCAGGTGTTTTCCAGCGCATCTCCGCGCGAAATATTGAGCTGCACGCGAGCGTCTTTCTGGGAAAAGATAAGCTCAAACGGCACGCCGCTAACGCCCGACCCGGCAGCCAGCCAGTGATCGGTTGAGGGAGCGCGGTTGTTAAACAGTGAACAGGGGCTGGTGCGGAATTTTTCCAGCGCCATCGTCCAGAACTCGCGGCGCAGATAGTGACGCTGCTGCAGTTCGCTACTGCTGGAGGTGGACTGCTCTTCCGCCTCTTTTTGCGCCATGCCAATCATGTACGACTCCGCTTCCGGGGTTGGGATAACCTGGCGGATATCGACAAACACGTCTTCACCAAAACGGTAGGGGGTCACTTTGAAGCACTGGGCGCGGATACCAAACTGCATCAACCACAGCGCGGTATTGGTGACCTCTTTGCGGAAATTGGCCGCAACCATGATGACGCGCTGGGTGCCTTTGCGGTTGAGCACCCCTTCTTTCAGGCTTTCCCAGCCCATAAATTCGGCGATGACCTCTGCCGCCTGGCGGTTCTCGTTGGGCTCATACTGATCCAGATAAAGCTGGAAGATCTCCACCACGCTCTCCTGACGCAGGTTGGCGCAGTAGCCGGCATATTTCAGCGCCTGCCAGACGACGTCGCGCCCGGAATCATCAAGCTTATTTTCGATGATGACCAGGTTGCCTTTTTTATCGAGCGCCAGCAGATCGAGACGTTCTTTGGTGTCGTCAAAACCGGCGAACTCTTTCTGGATAATCAGCAACTCATCGTCGTTGTCGCGGGTTAACGCCTGGGGATTCTTTGCCAGCCACTCCTGCAGGTGATCGCGCTCGCGAAAGCCGAGGCTGCTGAACGACACCTCTTGCAGAGAATGCAGACTATTGGTCGGCGTATCGACTTTATACATTTTCCGCCTCACTTACCGCCTGCTCGGCTTCCGGTAGGGTGATTTCACCCGAGAGGAGTTTGGGGAGAAGGGTGTCGCGGAGTAATGCCAAAGATTGAGAGTGTTTTAAATTTACATGTGCACGCTGATGCAAAAGCAAGGCTGATGATTCAAACAAATTTACTAATGCCATAGGGGGGAGTGGATAGCTCAAACTATGTATATGATTACGGTTCAAAGAAGGAACAGCTGAACCTGCATTAAACGCTTTCATATCTAATAGTCGCAGCAACTCATAAGCGTAACAGGGTGTTGCACGTTTGAATTCCTTTACCCAAAGGGTTGTATTCAATGGCCAATAATCTTCAAGCGTTAAATAAACTTTACCAAGCACACCAGAACGACCAGTTATAACGCCCGGAGCTTTAGCCATTGCCACATTATGAGTACCGTTGGGGCCACTGGCGGCAATCAGAGGAAACTCACCATCTTTTCGTGCCGATGAAGGGAGATCAAAACCTCTCTGTAATACCAACAAATCTTGAAGCTTCCCTAACTCCCATGTCACAGGGATATTTCCCAACTCACTATCCTGCATCGCGGACGGAAACAGTTCTGCCGTGGCTTTTAACTCGGCATATTGTTCAGGGTGTTCACGCTCAAAAACCACCAGCGCATCATCATCTTTTCCGGAAATCGCTGTCATAGCGGCAAGCATCGCGTCTTCCTGCGAACCGCCCGCTTCCAGCACTGCCATTTTGGCCTTTACGGGTTCAAAATTAACAAACCAGCTTTTGAACAGGGCTTGTGCCATTTGTTCGAGGGTTTGGTTGGTCATGACGCCAACTTAGTGCTGCTGTATACTTCGCCTTTTGGATAAGTGATGGCAAAGATTGATGTGGTTTGTCC